CCTGCACGTTGGCGAGGTCGTCGACCCGGCCGAGATCAACGGGGTGAACGCCTACTCGCCTGACATTTTCGTGACCCGCATTCGCCGGCTGTTTTCCGCTGCGGTGGAGATCATGCCCCGCTGGAGTGCCGATTGTGCGTTCGAGGGCATGGTCGTGGCCGTCAATGGCGATCTGGTGTCCGGTGACATCCACGACGAGCTTCGCCGGACCAATTCGCTGACGGCCTTGGAGCAGGCCTACCTGTGCGCCGACGAGATCGTCGGCGGGGTGTCGGTGTTGCGGGGTGTCGGTTGGCCGGTGTGGGTGATTTTCACGCCCGGCAACCATGGCCGGACCACCGAGAAGACCCACGCGAAGCGGACGTCTCGCCTGTCCTACGATATGCTGGTCGGCGAGATGGTTCGTCGGCACTTCGCCGGGGTGGCGGCCGCAGGCGGGCCGAAAGTGGACGTGACGCTGGCCACCGGACGGGATGTGGAGTACCCGCTGTTCGGGTGGAATGTGTTCCAGTCCCATGGCGATGCGCTTGGTTCGGGTGGCGGGAAAGGGTTTGCCGGGCCGGTCCTGCCGATTGCCCGCGGGGGCCGGAATGTCGACCTGGCGGCCTACGCCATGGATCACCGGCACCACATCAAGCTGACCGCCCACTACCACACATCGGCCAATCCTGGTCGTGGGCACTTTGCCAACGGCTCGCTGATCGGGTTCAACGAGTTCGCCATGTCGATCCGGGCCGTGGCCGAGCCGCCGCAGCAGTGGCTGCTGCATGTGCATGAACGGTGGGGTGTGCGCGAGCGGTGCGAGATCAGACTGGACGATCCGGTGCGCGAGAAGCCCCGCGTCCGGGTGGCCGCCTTCACCGCTTGACAGCGCGAAAGACGTCGGCCTACAGTGTGGACATCGGGCATGTCGCCCGGTCGTGCTGCCCCTGTCGGGCGCATGTTGATCCCGAAGAGCATACCGGCCCTTTCCGTGATACGGCTCGGTTCGGTTCTCTTGTGAAGTCCCCTCCCTCAACTTTGACCCGCCCTCACCGGCGGGTTGTTTTTTGGGCGCTGTTTCTGTAGGGTGCTGGCCGACGTAGCACGCGGGACCAGACATGCCGACGCCCTCGAAACCGACGCTGGACTATTCCTACACGGCGTTTCAGGCGTCGCAGGGCACGAACACGTTCCCCGGCACCTTCATCGACAATGACCTTGAGAACCTGAAGGCGGCCATCGACGAGACCATCGACTTCGTGTCGCCAGTCATTCGTTCCGACGGCAAGTTGCAGAACGGGGTTGTCGGCAAGAGCGCGCTGAGTTCGGACCTGCTGCTCGGCGTTGCGCCGCCCCGCGAGTGGGCATCTGCCGTGGCATATGCCGTCGACGAGACGGTCACGATCAACAACTCGGTGTTCATCTGCACTGTCGCGCACACGTCGGCGGTGTTCGTGACGGACCAGGCCGTTGGCCGGTGGGCGCTGGTGTTCGAGTTCACCGATCCGATTGCGCCATCTGACGGCTCGATCACCGAGCCGAAGCACGCTGACGGCGGCGTCTCGACCCGCGCGCTGGCCGCTGCGGCTGTCACCGAGGCCAAGATCGCCACCGGGGCCGTCTCTGCGACGAAGCTGGCGTCTGCCGTGTCCCGCGCACTGATGCCGATCGGTGCCGAACTGGACTTCGCCGGGGTGAACCCACCCGCAGGCTGGCTGCTGGCGTTCGGTCAGACCGTCTCCCGCGTCACCTACTCGGACCTGCTGACCGCGATGACCGCTTCCGTGACCGGAAATACGGCCAACGGGTCGCTGACGATCACCGGCGTCTCGGTTGATCTGCGCAATCTTGGTCTGGAAGGGTCGCCCATCGAGGGGCTTAACATTCCGGGCGGCGCGACGGTTGCCTCGGTCACGATCAACACCATCGTCCTGTCGGCCAACGCTACGGGGACGACCTCGGGCGTCCAGATACGCATTTTCCCGCACGGCAACGGTGACGGGTCGTCCACCTTCACGCTGCCTGACATGCGCGACCGGACTGGCGTCGGGCGAGGCAATATGGGCGGCACCGCAGCGGCCCGCCAGACGCCGGCAGCGGCCACCATCGGCGGGTTCAACACATCGCGGCTTGGTGCCGTTGGCGGTTCGGCCCGTGTCTCCAACCGAATTATCTTCACCGGGGTCGTCTGATGGCAGAACCGACACGTTACGAGCGCGGCTTTTCCTTCACCGGCTTTCAGGCGACGCAGCCGAACAAGCCCTTGCCGGGCACGTCCGTCGACGCCGAGCTTGACGACATCTCGGCGGCGGTCGGGTCGGCTGTTTCGGCGATCAACGACATCCGCCGCGAGGACGGTGCGCTGCGCAACGGTATCGTTGGGCCGGAAGCACTGGCTCCGGGCCTGTCGACCGGCGTGACGCCGGCTGTGGAGTGGGCACCGACGGTTTCGTTCACGGCCAACGACACGGCCTACTTCGACGGCGCGTTCTACCGCTGCCTGCAATCGCACGTTTCGGCCGACTTCGCCACCGATCTGGCGCTCGGGCGCTGGCTGCGCTACGCCAACATCGGCGGCATCGTCGACGACGTGTTTCTGGCCCGCGATCAGGCCGAGGCGGCCAAGGTCTTGGCCGTCGCTGCGGAAGCGGCGGCCACTCCGGCTGCGGCGACGGCGGTTGCGGCGGCGGGAACCGCCACTGACCGCTACGAGTTGTTCGACGACCGCTATCTCGGCGAAAAGACGTCGCTCCCGGCTGTCGACAACGACGGCAACCCGCTGGTCGACGGCACGCTGGTTTCGTTGACTGCGCAGGTCAACCCGCTCAACGACGGCATGTATGTCCGGCGCAGCGGGGCCTGGCAGTTCGCGCTGGCCCCGTTTCTCGGGGCGTTCACGTCGTTCCGGTTTGTGGCGACGGCCTCGCAGACCACGTTCACGGGTGCCGACGCCGCAGGGGCGACGCTGGCCTACTCGCCCGGCGCGGTCATCGTGACCCTGAACGGTGCAACTCTTGCTCCGACCGCCTACACCGCAACAACCGGCAACTCAATCGTGCTCGGGGCTGCGGCGACGTCTGGCGACACGCTGGTCATCTTCTCGCTCGGCACGTTCTCGGTGGCCGACGTGTGGTCACGTCTCGAAAGCGATCTGCGCTACTTCAACGCCAGCAACCTTTCGTCCGGCACGGTCGCGAATGCCCGGCTTCCCTCCCGGCTCCAGTCGACCGGGAACTTCGACACGACCGGCACCGGCTCGTTCGGCGGCGTCGTGTCGGGGGCCAACGCCACGGCAGACGGGCATCTGCTGAACCGCGGCACTGCGAACGGGCTTTACGCGCCGCTGGCGAGCGCCATCGTCGGCGAAATCATCTGCGTCGCGATGAACACGGCTCCTGCCGGGACGCTCAAGTGCAACGGCGCGGCAGTGTCCCGCACGACCTACGCAGCCTTGTTCGCGGCCATCGGAACGACCTACGGAGCCGGCGATGGTTCGACGACGTTCAATCTTCCCGAGCTTCGCGGCGAGTTTGTGCGTGGATGGGATGACGGGCGTGGCGTTGACAGCGGTCGCGCGATCGGTTCGACGCAGACCGACGCATTTCAAGGGCACGCTCACGACAGCAATACATTTAACGCTGGCTTCAACGTCGTCGGCGGGGGAATTAGCGTCATTAGACCATTTGGTGCCTTTGAGACGCAAGGTCCGGTCTCTGACGGCACGAACGGCACGCCGCGCACCGCCGCCGAAACCCGTCCGCGCAACGTCGCGCTGCTCTACTGCATAAGGTTCTGACATGCCTCTGCTTGCTTTTGCCGCTGCTTCCGTTTGCGCCGTGTTGAACACCCTTCGCGGCAGCGGCCAAGGGTGGATGCGCCCGGTCGTCGGCGGCGCTGCCGGGCTGGCCTCGTGGCTCGCCGGGTCGCCGGTCCTGGCCGCCAGCATCGTTGCAGCCGGCCTCTGGTTCTGGCTGACGCAACCATGGGGGCGCTGGTATATGCTCGGGCAAGGGAACCGCGAATGGTCCGGCCCGCCGAACTGGTGGGAACGACCCATTGAACGAATTGCCGACCGAGCCTTTTCGGGCCGCCAAGACAGGGCCGATGCGCTCGCGTGGGCTATCAGCGGGACGGCGTTCGCGCTTCCGCTGGTCGTGCTTGCGTCGCCATTGTGGCTTGTCCTGACGCCGCTTGCCATTGCCATCTATGCGGCCACGCTGTCCGGGCTCACGGTCGGGGATCATGTCCGCGTCAGCGAAGCCGGCAAAGGCGCGCTCATTGGTTTGCTGGCGGTCGTTCTCGCCGGCTGCGCGCAACCCCGCGATTATTGGGGTGGCGTGGCCGGAGGCGTGGGGCAGGTGTTGCGAGACAAGTGAAGGCCGCGGGATCGCGGGTGTTCTTGCAGCGCCTCGATTGACTTGCCCGTTCGCGGCATCAGTTGTATGAATTGTCGAACGACGGAGGCCGACATGAAGACATCCGACAAGGGCGTTGCCCTCATCAAGTCGCACGAGGGCCTTCGGCTCAACGCTTACCTGTGTCCGGCGAATGTCTGGACCATCGGCTACGGCCACACCAGCGGGGCCGGTGCTCCGACGGTCGTCAAGGGCATGAAGATCACGCGCGAGGAAGCGGACGCGATCCTGCGGCGTGACCTCGGCACGTTCGAGCGCGGTGTCAGCCGCCGCGTCAAGGTCGGCCTGTCGCAGAGCCAGTTCGACGCCCTCGTCTCTTTCGCGTTCAACGTCGGCCTTGGCGCGTTCGAGCGTTCGACGCTGCTTCGCAAGCTGAACGCGGGCCGCTACGGCGACGTGCCGGGTGAGCTGATGAAGTGGACCAAGGGCGGCGGGCGCGAGTTGCCCGGCTTGGTCAACCGTCGGCGTGACGAAGCCGGGCTGTGGCGCTCCGTGGACATCGGTGCGACAGGCGGTCGCGGCGACGTCGGCGAGGTCGATACACCAGCACCACCCAAGAGCATGGTCGCGTCCAAGACGGGCAACGCGGCCATCATTGCCGGCCTGACTGGCTCGCTGGCTCCAATCAACGAAGCCATGAAGGCGGCTCGCGAGACTGCTGACGGCGTGTCGGGGCTGGCGGCGGCCGGGCCGTGGGTGCTGCTCGCGGTCGTCATCGTCGGCGCTGTTGCCTTCATCTGGTTCGACCGCCGCAAGAAGCTGACTGAGGAAGGTGTGTAATGCCCTTCCTGTTCAGCCCTATGGGCCTGCGCCTCATCCTGGCTGTCGCCGCGCTCGGTGCGGTGTTCGCCGGGCTATGGGTCGTCGAGAAGCGCGCTGCTGACCGGGCGCTGGCCGCTGTCGAGCGGGCCAACTCCGAGGCCGCACGCAAGGCCGACGATGGCGAGCGCAACGTCCTGACTTGCCCGCCTGATCTCTGGAGCCGGGAGCTGCGCAAATGCGCCACAAAGCTGCACTGATCGCTGCGCTCCTGCTCGCCGCGCCGGCTGCGGCGCACCAAGCGCCCTCTGGCGTCCAGTATTTGCCTGAGTGCTGCAACCAGCAGGATTGCGCGCCCGTGCTTGACGTGAACGTCGAGGAACTTGGCGGTGGCCACGTCCGCATGACGTTCAGGCCCGGCTCGCACCCGATGTGGGGCAAGGACCGGACGGCTGACTTGATTGTCGACTACGGTCCGCAGCACCGCCGCGATCCGCTCGACGGCGAGTGGCACGGGTGTTTCAGCCCGAGCCAAGCCCCTCTTTGCTACCACCCACCGATCAGGGGTTTCTGATGCGCGTCGCTGTCATTCTCGTCGCCCTCGCGCTGGCCGGGTGCCAATCCGTGCCGGTCAACTCCCCCTGCGGGGTCATCAAGGACGGGTTGCTCGGCGTCAACGCTACCACGCCGGACGGGCAACGCCGCCTCAATGTTCACCACGAGCGCGGGGCGTCCGCAGGGTGCTGGCGATGACACGGGCAGACAACGAGCGGATCGCCATTCTGGAGATCGAACTGAAGCACCTGGCCGACCAGTTCGCGGAGCACCGCGAGGAAAGTCGCAAGGACGCGAAGGCGATGGCGGCGACGCTGAAGACCATGGCCGACAACATGGCCGCATGGGACAACCAGGTCCGCGGCGGCAAGCGCGCCATCGGCCTGCTGATGACGCTCGGCGCGCTCGGCGGTTCGGCTCTGACGTGGCTGACGACTAACCTTGAAATCTTCTCGCGAGCGTTTCCGCGTTGAACACCCGGATCAACCCCCGAACCGGCAAGCGCGTCGCTTGGGAGCAGGAGCAGGCCGAAGCCAAGGCCAGCAGTCTCGATGCCGTCAAGAAGGAGATCGCCCTGCTGGAACGGCAGGAACGGGCCGTCCTGTCGCGCGACAAGTTCATGCCGTTTGTGAAGTTCACTTCGCCGGATGCCGAACACCCGAACGACGTGAACCTGTCGAAATACAAGAATGCGAAGCACCACGACGCCATCGCGCGTGTTCTGGAAGAAGTGGTCGCGGGCAACATCCGCTTCCTGATCCTCACGCTCCCTCCGCGGCACGGCAAGAGCGAGCTGGTTTCTCGTCGGTTGCCGGCGTGGTTGATCGGGCGCTTCCCCGAGCAGCACGGCGTCGTGGCCACCTACAGCGACGACTTCGCCGCCGAGTTCGGCAAGGAAGTCCGCACGATCATCAAGATGCCGCAGTTCCGGCAGGTGTTCCCCGGTGTCGATCTGATGCGCGGCGGCGCGGCCTCCGACAAACTCCAGACAACCAAGGGCGGCCAGTGGTCGTTCGTCGGGCGCGGCGGCGGTCTCACAGGCCGCGGCGCGCACATGCTTATTTGTGATGACCTCATCAAGGACGACAAGGAAGCGCAGAGCCAGGCCATTCGCGATCAGGCTTGGAACTGGTTCACCAAGGTCGCCATGTCGCGCCGGATGGGCAAGAAGTTGGTCATCTTGACCTTCACCCGCTGGCACGCCGACGACCCGATCGGGCGTCTCACGGACCCCGAGAACCCGCATTACCGCCGAGAGCTTGCCGAGCAGATCAAGATCATCAACCTGCCGGCCATCGCCGAGGAAGATGACCCGCTCGGGCGCAAGCCCGGCGAGCCGCTGTGGCCGGACGGCCCGGACAGGTTCGATCTGGACTTCCTGCGCGAGCAGCAGCTTCTCGATCCACTCGGCTTCGCCGCGCTCTACCAGCAGCGACCGAGCCTGCTCGACGGCGACCTGTTCAAGCGCGAGAACATCCGGCTCTACCGCAGCAACGAATTGCCGGACAACCTGCGCTTCTTCTGCGCATCTGACCACGCCGTCGCAACCGGCCAACGCAACGACTTCACGGTGCTGCTGAAGGTCGGCGTCGACGAGAACAGCAACATCTACCTCGTCGACTGCTTCTGGCAGAAGGCGAAAGCCGACGTGGTTGTCGAAGCGATGCTTGGTATGGGTCGGGGCAACATGAAGCCGCTCATCTGGTGGGCGGAACGCGGCCACATCTCCAAGTCGATCGGGCCATTCCTGCACAAGCGGATGGCCGAGACGAACACGTTTATGAATGTCCGCGAGGTCACACCCATCGGCGACAAGGCGCAGCGTGCGCAGTCGATGGTTGGTCGCGTCGCCATGGGCAAGGTCTACTTCCCCGCAGAAGCGACGTGGACCGAGAAGGCGGTCAATCAGATGATGGCTTTCCCGAACGGAACGCACGACGACTTCGTTGACACGCTGTCACTTCTCGGCCTCGGGCTTCAAAGCCAGTTCGCACCGGCCACAGTTCGTGATAAGAAGGCTGATCTGCCGAAAACCATGTCCCTGGGGTGGGTGAAGCTGGCCGACAAGTGGGCACGCGACAAAGACACCCGCGCGAGGGCTGGAGGGTTCTGATGGAAGTGACGGAAGACTACGGCCAACAGGCCGAGAGCGGCCTGACAGACGCCACCCCTGCCGGCACTCCCGAGCGGGACTTGAAGCTCGTCGCCGAGATCGCGCAGAAGATCAAGGACGACAAGAACCACCACAAGAAGGCGCTCGACCGGATGCGCCGCGACATGAAGGTCGCAATGTGGGGTGCTGAAGACGATTGGGGCGACAAGAACTACAAGGCCAACATCATCGGACGCCACGTCAAGATGAAGACGGCATCGCTCTACGCCAAGAACCCAAAGGCTGTCGCCCGGCGCAGGCCGACGCTCGACTTCACGCTATGGGATGAAGACCCGCAGACGCTTGAGATGGCGATGCAGACGGTCGCCATGGCGACGCAGATGATCGCGACGCAGGGGCCGACGCTGCCCGTCGATCCGATGACTGGCCAGCCGCAGCTTCCGCCCGAAGTTGTGCAGGCGCAGGAACTTGTCGCCGATTTTCAACAGGGGATGCAGCGCCGCCAGATGACGGCGAAGCTCGGCAAGACGCTGGAAGTCCTGTTTGAATACAGCCTCCGCGAGCAGAAGCCGCTCGACTTCAAGACGGCAATGAAGCAGCTCGTTCGCCGCACCTGCACGACCGGCGTTGGCTACGTCGAGCTTGGCTACCAGCGCGAGACCGACCCCCGACCCGGCATGGCCGAGAAGCTGGCCGACGCCAGGGCGCGTCTCGATCACCTGAAGGTTTTGGCCGAGAAGGTCAGCGAAGGCGAGATCAACGAGTTCGACGCCGAGATGGCCGAACTGGAGCACGCCACGCGCCAGCTTGAGAGCGAGCCGGAGATCGTCGTCCGCGAGGGTCTGATCGTCGACTACCCGCAGAGCACGAAGGTCATCCCTGACCGATACTGCACGTCCCTCGTCGGCTTTGTCGGCGCGCGTCACCTGACCATCGAATACACCTACACGGTCGACGAGGTTCGCGAACTGTTCGGCGTCGACGTGTCGGACAGCTACGTCGCCTACAAGGCGGTGTCGGGGTCGCAGAGCTACGTGTCGTCCGAGGATGGCGTCAGTATGCAGATGGCCGACGTCGAGAAGAAAAAAGACGGCCTTGTCTGCGTGTGGAAGCACTTCGACAAGACCTCCGGCCTCGTCTACTTCGTCGCCGACGGCTACAAGGACTTCCTGCGCGAACCGGCCGCCCCGGACGTGTTCGTCGAAGGCTTCTGGCCGATCTACGCCCTGACCTTCAACGCGGTCGAGAGCGAATGCGAACTGTTCCCACCGTCCGACGTGGCGCTGCTGCTTGACATGCAGCGCGAATACAACCGGGCGAGGCAGGGCCTTCGCGAGCACCGTCAGGCCGCTCGACCTCGTTGGGTCGTGCCGAATGGCGCGCTTGGGTCGGAAGAAGACCCGATGGCGCTGGCCAACATGAAGCCGTTCGAGGCTCTGGTTCTGAACATTGATCCGCAGGCCAAAATCTCTGACATCTTCCAGTCGTTCCCGGTGCCAGGCGTCGACCCGAACCTCTACGAGACGGGGCAGCTTTTCGGCGACATGCAGCTTGTCGCCGGAGCGCAGGAAGCGCAGTTCGGCGCGACGTCGAACAGCACGGCCACCGAAGCGTCGATTGCTGCCAACGCGGCCAGCGCATCGGACAGCTCGTCCGTCGATGA